ACATCATCAAGAATGATGTTACTGTTACCTTTGGCCGTGGCGAAGATAACAAGGCAATGGCTTATGCTACCCTTGCAAAAGGTCAGGGCTATGAACCCGTCCAGAAAATAGGAGTTCATGCTCAGACACTTAAAGCGGTGGTTCGCGAGCGTACTGAATCTGGACAGGAAATGCCCGCGGACCTCTTTAACCCGTTTGTAGGTAACCAAACAAAAATAACAAGGAGAAACTAGATGCAAGAAACTAGAAACGAGAAGCAAGTAGCTACAAAACAAGAGGCAGGTCTGCCATCAGACGCCCTGTTTGAAGCGGACGCTAGAAAAGGTTTTGAAAACGTAGACTCAGAAAGTGTGGCTCTACCAATTTTGAAACTTTTACAGAACGGATCAGCAGAGGCGCAAAGAAAACATGCGAATTATGTCGAAGGCGCTGACCCTGGTATGTTCTTTAATACAGTGACAAGACGAATATATGACGGTGAAAAAGGAATTTCAGTCATACCTTGTCATTATAGATTAGAGTATCAAGAATGGGCCGATTTCGGCACAGGATCAGGAAGACCCGAAAATATCTATCCTGGTAATAGTGATATTCTATCTAAAACAACTAAGGACGCGATGGGTAAGGACAGATTACCAAATGGTAATTACATCCAAAAAACTGCTCAACATTTTGTCATCATATCAGATGGTAAATCAGCTGAGACAGCTTTGATATCTATGTATTCCTCACAAGCAAAGATTTCCAGAAAATGGAATTCAATGATGATGAGCATTACGATAGATGGAAAAGATGGTCCATTTACGCCGCCACCTTTTAGCCACATCTATAAGTTATCTTCAGTAAAAAATACTGGAAAGGGTAACGAATGGTATGGTTACAACATACAAAAGGTTGGACAAATCACTGATGCAAATCTTTATAAAAGAGCGAAAACTTTTTATGAAAGTTGTCGTAGAGGCGATCAGTTAAACGGAAAGACTTCATAAGTTTCCATTCCGGTTGGAAAATTGGGCGAGAGCGGGAGACTTAACTCGCCCATTTAAAAGTTATGATGAAAGCATTTAAAGAGATATTTCAGGGACTAAATAGTGCATACGGACAAACTGTACTAAGTGACGTCTATTCTGAAAATGGAAAACAAAAAACAAAGTCTTTTACAGTAAAAAAACCTGTAACCGACGAGCTTTGGGAAAACCATTTAAAAGGAAAAGAACCAGGAATAGGTATTGTCCCAATCAACGAAAACAACAAATGTAGATGGGGTTGTATTGATATAGATGAATATAACTTTAATCATAAAAAATTAATTAAGCTATTAAACCAAAAAGATTTACCACTAATTGTATTCAGATCAAAATCAGGCGGAGCCCATTTATTTTTATTTACAAATGAATTTGTAGAAGCTTCCCTAATGCGATTAAAATTAAAACTAATCGCAGCTCATTTAGGATATTCTTCGAGCGAAATTTTTCCGAAACAAGAAACTATTTTAGTCGACAGAGGAGACACAGGAAATTTTTTAAATTTACCTTATCATGGAGGAGACAAATCAACACGATACGCTTTTCTTGAAAATGGAGACGCTTCGAATTTAAATGATTTTATAGCATTACATAAAAAACGTAGTTTAACTAAAAAACAATTAGAAAATTTACATATAGATACAAAGAAGCAAGTAAAGAATGGTTCAGTGACAGATGGACCGCCTTGTTTACAAACGCTTTGTTCAGAAGGATTTCCTGAAGGAAGTAGAAATGATGGACTATACAATATTGGAGTTTATTTAAAAAAAGCTAAACCAGATACTTGGAAAACAGAATTAGAAACTTATAACAATAGATATATGAAACCACCTTTGAGAAACCAGGAGGTGGAAACAGTAAAAAAATCATTAGATAAAAAAGATTATCAATATAAATGTAAAAGTCCTCCAATATGTAATTTTTGTGATTCAATAACCTGTCAAACTAGAAAATTTGGAATTGGTAGAGGAAATTTAATGCCAGAACTTACAAATTTAAGAAAATATACTTCCGAACCTCCTTTATGGTTTATCGATATTAATGGTAGAACCGTGGAAGTTGATACTGATACTTTATATAAATTTGATGATTTTTCTAAAGCATGCATGGGACAGATTGATATTCTTTTGCCTCATATCGGACAAACTATATGGAAAAAGAATCTAGCTTTATTATTTCCTAAAACAGAAGACAACGATGAATTTTTTATACAAGCTCCTGAAAGTTTAAAACCAGAGAATATATTGAGAGAACATTTAGAGGATTTTATAACAGATTCATACAAAGGTAATAAGCTAGAAGATATATGTAATGGATCCGCTTTTTCTGAAGATGGTATAAGTTATTTTAAATTTAAAGACTTTTGGAAATTTCTTAAAAATACAAATGAATGGAACCTTAGAAGAACAAAAACGGTTCTCTTACTTAAGAAAAAATTTAATGCGTCCGAAGACAAAGTTTTTCCAAAAATAGGAGACAAAACAATTGATGTTCGTGTTTTTAGAATGCCAGAGCCAGTAGAAAAAGTAATAGATAAAAAAGCTCCAGAAATAGAGAAAGCTAAATGGCAGAAAAAGTAATAAGAACTATTATTCCTGGTCCTCCAGGCACAGGGAAAACTTATCGTTTAATAGAAGGACCAAACAGTTACCTTAGACAAGAATTAAGAAAAGGTACACACCCATCAAAAATAGCCTACTTGACTTTTGGTAAAGATCCAACAGAGGAAGTACAGAGAAAACTAGCAGGTATAGTAAAGGAATTTACTCAATACAAATTAGATAAAGATTTTCCTTTTTTTTCAACTATGCACGCCATGGGAAAAAGAAACAATACAAAATTTACAAAAAACAATTTGTTAACTGGAAAAGAATGGAATGGATTCAAAACTTATATTCAAAAAAGCCAAGGGAACGATTATTTTAGTAGATTTCCTTATGATGAAAAAGAAAATGAAGACGGTGTCATGACTTTTGGAAATCAATATTTAAAAGCTGTTAATCTTTCTAGATGTAGAAAAATACCACTAAGAAAACAACACAAAGAAATGCTAATAGACTATCCTAACTTTAAATATTCTAAACTAGAAGTTTTTGTTAACCACTTAACTCAATATAAAAAAACTAAACCAATGTTTGATTTTACTGACATGATTGACTTGTTTGAAAAAGATAAAATAATGAACAACTTAAATCTAGAGGTAGTTTTTTTAGACGAAGCTCAAGATTTAAATCCTTTACAATGGGATATGTTTTTTTACATCGAAAAGCATTGTCGAAGATCTTATATTGCAGGTGATGATGACCAAACCATTTTTAAATTTCAGGGTGCTAATCCTACACCTTTTATTGAACTAAAAGGAATAATTGATGATAAAGAAACTACAGTTTCTAGAAGAGTTCCCAAAAAAGTTTTTGATAAAGCTAAAAAAATATTAGAATGTATAAAAGAAAGAATGCCTAAAAAATGGGAACCAAAGGAAGAAGAGGGAGACTTTATACCTAACCAATTATTTCATAATCTAGATTACAGCAAGGGACAATGGTTTTTATTATTCAGATGGAAAAAAGATAATTTAATGGTTAAAAAAGTTAAAGAACATTTTTACCGAAAGCATATTTACTTTGACAAAGGTAATAATCTTTTACCACTAAAACTAGCAAGAGCATTAATAACCTGGAAAAAATTAAATAATAAAGAAGCGATACGTGGTGAAGAAATTACGGATATTTGGGAATATATGAGTGGTAAAAAAATTAAACCAAAAGGTAAAAATTTAGAAAAATTAAAAAAAGCAAGAAACGAGCAACTAACTCTAGAAGAATTAATGGCTGAATATGGTATACTATGTCAAGGTAAGTGGCAAGAATGTTTTGATCTTATAAAAAATTCAGGACAAATTAGTTATATTGAAAGTGTAGAAAAAGATTTAAATCCAAAGGAAAAATCAAGAGTTAGAATAAGAACTATTCACGGAGCAAAAGGGGACGAAGCAGAAAACGTAGTTATTTCTCCAGATATGCCAAGACCAGCATGGAAGAGCGCAAAAAGAGATCCTGATACTGAACATCGAATGTGGTTTGTTGCCGTGACCAGAGCAAAACAAAAAGTTTATTGGTTAAATCCCGAAACTAAATACTCTTACAGAATTGGAAATAGGAGGATTGCATGAGTGTATATGATAAACAAATCGGTGGATCCCACTACAAGAAAATGAAAATTCAGCCAAGCAAGTTTGTTATTGAGAATGAGTTGCTTTTCCCAGAGGGATCCGTTATAAAATACATCTGTAGACATCGTTTTAAAAATGGAAAGGAAGATTTGTTGAAAGCAATACACTTTATTGAAATGATTATTGAAAGAGATTACTCAAAAACCGAAACTAAAAATCCAACAGACAAGAAAAATTATTGGGGCATCTTAAAAAGATGATGTTCGAAGCTCAAACCGAATGGATAGCTCCGGACAACTTCCCAGATTTAAGTGGATATAAACTTATAGCAATAGATTTAGAGACAAGAGACCCTGATTTAAAATCAAAAGGATCAGGCGCTGTAATTGGTAATGGTGAAATTATCGGCGTTGCTGTTGCTGTTGATGGTTGGTGTAAATATTACCCCTTTGGTCATGAAGGTGGTGGTAATTTAGATAAAAAGAAAATTTTAAGTTGGTTGACTGATGTTTGTGCAACAGAAGCAACTAAAATATTTCATAATGCAATGTATGATGTTTGTTGGTTACGCTCCTATGGAATTAAAATTAATGGTCATATTATGGACACGATGGTTATGGCCTCACTAGTTGATGAAAACAGAATGCGTTATACTTTAAATGCATTAAGCTGGGAATATTTAGGTGAAAGAAAGAGTGAAACTACATTATTTGAAATAGCTAAAAACTGGGGTATAGATCCTAAAGCAGAACTCTACAAATTACCAGCTATTTATGTAGGTGAATATGCAGAAAAAGATGCTTCTCTTACGTTGGATTTATTCAAAAGACTATCTTCAGAAATAAGAAAAGATAATTTAACAGAAATATTTGATTTAGAAACACAACTTTTCCCTTGTTTAGTTGATATGAGATTTAAGGGCGTCCGAGTAGATGTCGAAAAAGCACACCAGCTGAAACAAAAATTACTTGAACAAGAAAAAGGGTTGCTGCAAGAAATAAAACGAGAAACACAGATAGATGCTCAAATATGGGCAGCAAGATCCATTGCCACAGTTTTTGACAAGTTGAAATTACAATACAAAAGAACTGAAAAAACAAATGCCCCATCATTTACTAAAAACTTTCTTCAAGAACATGAACATCCTTTGGTTAAAAAAATTGCTAAAGCCAGAGAAATTAACAAAGCTCATACAACATTTATAGATACCATATTAAGATATGAACATAAAGGAAGAA